TGTTCAATCATAGTGCCTTGTGAAAACAATAGTAATGCTATAATAACTTTAGTAACCATTTGCTGCTCTTATTTTATCTTTTAATTCTTCAATGTCATTTAATGCTTTTTCCATATCAGTTTGCAATCTCATAATGTTTACTTTGTTATGTGCCATGTTTTCTAAATCTTGTGACATACCTTCTACTTGCTCTGATACAAATTCTAGTAGCATAAACTGTTCCTGATCTATAGGTATTTGACTTGCATTTTTAACAAGATCAGCTTCAAATAAAGTAGCTCTAGTTTCTATATTATTTAACCTTTCAATAATACCAAAGTATGCCCAAACAGCAGTAGCAGTAGCTCCTAATAAACCTATGAGATTCTTAAGAGGTAATCCTATTTCTGTTTTTTCAGATAGACTAGGCATTACCTACAGATACATTCACCATTACATAGTTCACACATGGTCTACTCCTTTGGGTATTTATCTTTGACTGCCTGGATAGTTGCTTTCCAACCATCAATGCCATTATGAAAAATGTCATCAAGTTGATCTACAACAGCTGGGTACTCAGAAGCTCTATCTCTTTGATACTGCTTATTGTCATAGTCAGTTTGTAACTCAGCTTTCTTTGCTGATACTTGATCCCATGTAAAATCCTGTGTGTCTTTGTAGATGGCACTGCCATTTTCATCTGCACCAGAAATATATTTTACTTGGCTTTCGTACTCAGCTTGATTGCTAGGTTCACCATTGACTACAACTTGAGCATTTGCATCGAGAGCTTTGATTGCATCTATTATACTTGTCATTGTTTTTCTCCTTTAATTTTCATTATGCTAACACCTCTGTAATCATCATGCTTGATTGAGCTGATTGTCCGTCTGCTTGTGAATTATTTAGTCTTAATGTTCCACCAGTATTAGGATTATTAGCCATTTGTATTTTATAAGTTCTTGCAGAAGTAGAAGATGCACTTCTTTCAACATTAAGAGTTACAGAACTTGCGTCATTATCTGCGTACCCATGTGCTTTATACCATTCTTCTAACTCTGTACTATCTTCAAACATTTTAAAACTTGCAAAACTAGCACTATTATGAACAATCTGATTCATAAAAACTGATATATAAAGTTTGCTATCTGAAGCTGTAGGTGTAATTGCAAGTGTTAATCCTGTATCAGCATAGCTAGATGAAGTTGTTGAAAAAGCTGTAGTAAAGTTTTGATGTACTACTTGAGCTACCTTACCTGTATCAATACCACTAGGCAAAGCAGTAACAGCAGTAATTGATTGATTGTTTAATTTAATTAAACTCATGCTAGTACCTCCATTAATGTCATAGTTGATATAGTTCTGTGATTAGCAGAATTATCAATATTTTCACCTTCACTGTTTAATTTAAATGTTTGACCACTGTTTAATGTTACTTGTAATTTGTAAGTTGTTGCTGAAGTAGTTGAAGGGGTATCTAAAAATTGAACTGCACTATTAACAGCTTTTGTAAAATCACCAGAAGAAGTAAAAACTGTAGCTGGTGTTCTACTACCTGCACTAGCACCTAATCCAATAGCTGTACTTCCTCTTACTAATCTTGTAGCACCATATAGATTTCCTGTGCCACCATAATTAATTGAACAGTTTACAAGAATTTTACTGGTTGTTGCTGAAGGTGTAATTGAAGCATTAAAACCAGTAATATCAACAAAAGTACCACTAGAAGATGTGAGTTCTACAATACCATCAAGACTAGTTTGGATTACTTGACCAATCTTTCCACCGCCAATAGTAGCACTACCACCTAGTGATACTGCACTACCATTTAGTGTAATTGAACTGTTAGCTAACTTGGCATTTGATACTGATCCATCAACAATCTGAGTTGCTCCTACCGAACCACTACCTACTGTCGTTAAGGTGATTGCTCTTTCTGCAAGAATAAAGTCTATAGAATCTGAAGAAGTTAATGCTGATGCAAATACAATTGTACTACCTGATACTGTGTAACTTCCTTGTGGTTTCTGTATTACACCATTTAAACTGACTGTTAAACTCTCTGCACTACTAGGTACAAATGCAACACTATCTAATAATAGGTTATATGTAGCTGTAGCACTTGTAGTAATATTATCTAATACAACTCTATCTGAGACATTCTCTATTCCTTTTCCGATATATGCCATTAACTACCTTCCTTTGGATATTTAGATTTGATATCGTTTATTGCGTCTATCCAAGTTGTAGTTCCATTCACTTGGTCATCAAACTGCATTTCAAATTGGTTAAGTTTATCGTATTCTTTTTTTCTATCTCTTTGATATTGATTGTTGTTATACTCTGTTGTTAGTTCAGATATTTTATTATCTATTTCTTCGTCTGTTGGTCTTGTAATATTCTCATCTAACCATTCTAAATCATTATCTCTAACAATATATTTTGCATTAGGTGTTAATACTTGTAATGCTTCATGTATGCCAATACTCATTTTATGCCTCTATTTCCAAAAGTGTTATTGTTGAAAAACCTTGTGAACCAGTGTCATTAGTAGATCTATTAAAATACACATTCCCTGAATAACCTCCTGCCAAAGTATAAACAATGCTATAGCTCACTTGTGAGCTGCTGCTAGGTGAGTCTAAATAATTTACAGCAACCATTCCTAGATTATCAGAACCATTAATACCTAAACTATTGTCAGGTGTTGCAAAAGCACCAGCAGAAGTTGTAGGGTGACCAAGATAAGCACTATCTAAGTTTGGCATAAAATCACTTCCACCTCTTTGAAATTTAATACCACCATTCATATTGCTACTTCCGAAACATATTGCACCTAAGATTAAAACTTTACTGCTTGATGCAGTAGGGGTTATGGTTATACCACTCCATACTGTGCCTGAAGCTGTCAGAGCAGTTTTTGTTTTATTATAATGTTGAACTACTTGTAAGACTTTACCACCACCAACACCGCCTATAGTTCCAGTAAAAGTATAATCAGCACTAAGGTCTAGTTTAGTATTATCAATTGCATCATCAGCGATACTACTTGTAATAATTTTAGATATTGCCATTAGATACCAAATGCCTCTTTAATTTCATCTACTGTTAATCCTAAGTCTTGTAACTTTTGTTTAGCAGAAGCTTTATTGTTTTGTTTAGATGTAATCATATTTGTTTCATACTCATCAGCTTGTGTTTCTAGTGCATCTAGCTGTTCTTGAGTAGGTTGTGGAGTATCTAAATTCCATTCTTTAATGTAAACACCACTTCCGTTATCTTCTAAAATAACATCTTTTGTAAAATCTATTTCATTTCCTAGATGTACTACTATTTTATTTCTTAAATTTGCCATTATAATAATTTAAAACCTCCAAAAAACATTTTGCTAATACCACCATCAATAACCATATCTACACTTTCATTATTGTAATAATAAACATCAAAGGTATCACCAGCACTTGCATTAACTAAACCTGATACAGTAGTACCACTGAAAGATTGTGTTCCACCTAATTCTAAAGTTAATTTTTCTGAATTATTTTGTCTTATTTGAACATGATATCTTGAAGGCTCTCTACTACTGTTATGCACAGTAGAGTACATTAAATATTTACCACCTTTACCTGAAGGAACTGTAAATGTGTTTGTAGCAAAAGCGTTATCTGTATCAATAACTTCAGTGTTAAATACTACTTTTGTTTGTGCACCTGCTGTTACAGTTTGACCAGAAGATGCATACACATGAAAAGAAGGTGTATTGTTTCCACCAGCATCAGCAAAACTTAGATTACCTGAACTATCTGTTTGTATAAATTTATCTGTAGCTGGAGCAGTAGATGGAAAAGTAAGTGTATAACTTTGTCCAGCACTATGTGGTGGTGACTTTAATTTAATACCATGGGAGTTTACTCTACAGTTAAGTTGTAGATATCCATCATTAGATCCTCCATCACCTTTGACTGTTAATCCAGCAGTTGAGTCTGATATAAGATCAAGTTTATCTTTTGTTACATCACCAGCTGCAACTCCTATAGTTCCTATAGCTCTGCCAAGAAAGACACAGTACATAGTATCTGTAGAAAGAGTTGCCTCAGATAGTGTTAGTGCTGTACCTGATGCTGTATAACTATTTGGATTTTGTCTAACATTGTTAATAAACAAAGCTATATCTTGAGGATTAGATACACTATGACTAAGAGTATAAGATGTTGTAGCAGAAGTAGTAAATTGTTGTGTTTCTAATTTAAGTGTCTTATCTGCTGGTCTGTTTCCAATGTAACTCATACTGTCTCCTATGTGCTAATTGCGTCTACAAATGATGTTAGTACGTCAGCAGCACTTGCTGTATCAGCATATGCTTTTAGTACATCACCATTTTGTATGACAATTTTACTCCCAGAATCTATAAGTTCTAACGATCCACCTACAGGTATAGGTGCATCTTTAATAACAAAATAATCTGTACCACCAGAACTAATTAATACAGCTACATTAATAGAAGCTGTATGTTTATTAACACATCTAATAGATACTATTGCATCATCACTGTTAGATGTAACTAATGTAGTTGGTGAACCAGATGAGTTTGATATTGAACTTGCAAAATTTCTTTCAAAGTCTTGTGCCATCTATTTCTCCTTTTTCATAATGCGATGCTCATTGCTGTCGCAAATCCTTTTGTTGCAAAACTACTAGTATCAACAGATTCAATGTTGTTCCAAGCAGATCCAGTATAATATTTAAGTACATTACTAGAAGTATTAAAGTATAAATCACCAGCGTTCAAGGCATCTCCGTCATTATCTTGTGTTGGATCAGATGACTTAGCACCTAAATACGTATCATCAAAGTTATCAGCAGAAGCAGCGGCAGCGGCAGCACTAGCAGCAGCATTAGTCGCTGATGTAGCGGCTTCTGATGCCTTAGTTGTAGCTGTACTTGCTTGTGTTGTTGCTGTCGTAGCTGATGTAGCCGCCTCAGTAGCTTTGGTTGTAGCTGTACTTGCAGATGTAGCAGCATTAGTCGCAGAAGTTGATGCTTCACTTGCTTTTGTAGTAGCTGTTGTAGCAGAACTTGCAGCAGAGGTTGCAGATGATGCTGCGTTTGTAGCACTAGTACTAGCCTCACTAGCTTTGGTAGTTGCGGTTGAAACAGAACTACTAACACTAGATGCAGAACTAGCTGCCGCAGTTGCAGAAGACGCAGCATTAGTTTCTGAGGTAGCTGCCGCTGTTGCTGAGTTTGCAGCATTAGTGGCATGTGTACTTACTCCTGATGCTGAGCTAGCAGCATTAGTTGCAGAAGTAGCTGCTGCTGTCGCTGAACTAGCAGCATTTGTAGCTGACGTAGTAGCTGATGCAGCATCTACTATTAAATCATATTTAGCACTGTTAGTATTGGTAGTTAATGGTTGGCTACCAGATGATGTATGTGAAGAATTAACAAAGAATATATTTCCTGTAGATGTATCTTTAACTAAATCTCTAATATTGTAAGAAGTAGAAGCTGCCCAATCTCCTTTAAATGTACCTAATTCTTGTGTAGCTAATAATGCAGTTGCATCTGAGTTTACAGATAATACTCTATTAGCTACTAGATCTGGTAGGTCTACATTAAATCCTGTAGTTGTAGTAACAGGATATTGTAGTGTTCTAGCAAATTGTTCTTCTAACTGTTGCAACATAGCAACAATCTTATCTAGTTCTGTATTAAGAGTTTGTATTGGAAAGTTACCAGATACAGGAAAGTCTGATATTCTTTCAATAGCTAGATCTCTAACTATAGTAATTTTATCATTAACAGTAGCACCTGATCCACCTAATGTTATCGATCCCCCACCTGTAACACCTGCACCAGTAACGCTGTATTGTGATGCAGATGAAGGTGAGTTGTTGTAAGTAAGGAGTGTCGTACCATTAAAAACTTTTAGGTCAGCTACATCAAAAAATTCAAAATTTACAGCAAATGTAGTCTGTCCAGACGTAGCTGTATATTGAACTCTAGGTGTAGTATCGCTTATTTGAAGTGCCATTTAGTATAAACCTTTTTCTATTTTATCAAATACACTATCTAAATACCATATATTCTGAAAAGGTAAAGTCTTACGTATTGCTCTAGCAGTAGTATAATCATGTGTTCCTTTACCCCAATCTAACATAATATCATATAAATTAGCTATATAAGATCCAGCAGGACCAGCTACACCCATTTTTTGTTTATACGTAGGCTTATATTGTCTACCACCACCTACCATTTGTGATAAACCAATTCTATTATTAGACAATGTTTCTACCATTCTATTAACATCAGAAAATATACCGAGTACTGCTGATCTTTCTATTGCACCCATTAACTTATCACCAAACTTCTTTTTCTTATAATCAAGACCAAATTGTCTTTGTCTGAAAGCATCTACCATAGCACCTAATGATATCAATCCTACTACTCCAATCATAAAGTTATTATCTCTTTCTTGCATACCTCTCATTAAAATACGTTGTGTAGCTGCCATACCAAACTTCTTAAACTGTGATAAAACACCACCTATTTGTGTATTCATCCACATAGGTACATCTGCTTTACCTGGAGTAACAATAGTAATATTAATATCTTTTTGTAATGCAGATAAATATGTTTCTCTAGCAACAGAATCAGTCCAATTATCTGCTCTTGCTACCCTTAATCTTTCATATCCTGCACTTTCTGTAGCTCCTTTACCTAATCCATGTAATTGATATTCTTTATAAATTTTTTGAGCCATTACCTCATCTATAAATAAATTATTAAGTTGTGCTCTTTCTTTTACCCCTATTTTTTTGCCAGTTGCTAATGCTTCTACATAATCAAGTATTTTTGATCCATTTACTAATGAAGCTATATTCTTTACGCCTGTATTCCACAAATTCATTCCATTTATGTAACTAAAGTAAAAATTAGTTATTTGACCAGTAGCTCTTTCTACTGAGTTCATTAAACCAAAAATATCTCCCGTATCTGCAAATAATGCAGCACGTGTACCTAAATACATATCTGCTGCTTCTCCTGTTAATTGTGCATCTTTTTTAGATAACTTTAACATTCTCCATCCCATATCGTTAAAAAATGCTTCATATAATCTACCGAAATTTCTTTTAACACCATCTGCCATAACTAATCTAGCTACATCAGGTACAGCTGCTAATATACCAGATAGGTATGTCATAGCTGTTACATTTTTACCTACTCTTACAGTTCTTGAAAATGCTGATTCTGGATTTGCTGGTAAACCAGCTGTTCCTCTAATCAAATCTCTTAAATCTTGTAAATCATCCATAGCTTCTGCCATATCACGTTTAATTTTTGCTTTTTGTGATTTTGGTGCTGCTAATATTCTTGCCTGATATTCAGCAAATATTTGTATCAAACCTTTTTTATATCCTCCTGCTGCATAGTTTATGCCTATCATTCCAGGATCACCAAATCTTTCTGTTAATACAATATCTGGCATAACTGATCTATAGTAAGCTCTCATTAAACCTTCTATGTCTGCTTCTATAAATCCAGCATCAATAAGTTCATTATCATTTAATTTTATTCTTCTTGATTTTACATGATCTGATATACCCATAGGACTTGTAAATCCTTTATTAGTTTCTACTAAATCTTTCCATGATTTAATTTTGTAAAAAGGTTGTTGAGTAAGTATGTTATCTACTACAGATTCAGCATCTTTTATTTTTGCATTAGGATTTTCTTTTAATAAAGCTCTATAAATAAGATTAGTAAATTCAGCTTTTCTTTTTCTAATTAAATCTTTTCTATAATATCTTGGTATATAATCTTTCATCAAACCATTATTTTCACTAAGATATTTAATCTGTGATTCTACAGCTGCTATTTCATCATTTATCTTTTTACTACTATAAATTTGGTCATCTATCTTAATTGTATTTTGACCTGATCTTTTTAATTCATCTAATTTAGATTGCCAAAAATTTAACTGTTTTCTTGGCATAATTAAAAACATTCCAGACTCATCTGCTCTTTTACCAAGTATATTAAAAAAATTTTCTCTAATATTTCTTGCAGCTTCTACAACATGAGGGTTTTCATGTTTTAATCCATTAACTAATGCTTTAGATATTTCTTTTCTAAATTTTACAAGTGATAGTTCATCTTTACCACCAAATGCTTTTTTGTATGTTTTAGTAGCAAATCCATATTCTTTACCATATCTTTTACTTTCAGCTTTTAAATATTCATCATAGTGTTTATCTACAGATCTAAGATTATTAATAATTAAAGATGTGTTTCTTTTAACTTCGTTTTCTATAGAAATAGTAGTTGCTTCATTAAATGGTGCAAAGTTCTTATTTTGATACAATGGTATCTCTACTAACTCTGTACCTGTTTCTCTTACTACTAATGAATCTTTTTGTAATGTTCTAAATAAAGGTGTTAGTGGACTATTTTCTAATCCAGTTTTAGTTGAATAAATAGCTTCTCCTACTTTTGCTTCATTATAACTAGGATAAGATATACCTGGAGTACCACTTGCACCTACACTATTTGGTGTTTGTCTTTTGTTAGGATCTAAAAAAGAATAGTCAATATCTAAACTTTCATCAGCATTTTTAGCTGCATTTTTAGTGTTCATATAATTAGCTGTGTCTGTATATTCTTCATATTTTGCTAAATCTGCTTTAACTGGTAAATTCTTAATACCTATTAATTTGTTATACAAACCAGGTAACAAAAATCCAACACCTCCAATCATCATGCTAGTTTCTAATGATCTATCATCACTATAGTATTGTTTTGCTCCTTCTTCTGCTGTCAAAACAGTTCCTAATGATGCTGGTTTTAAATATGTTTGCCCACCTGCTTTTAATGTAATTAATTTATTAGCTCTACCTGCTAACAATAATGTACTAGGATCTGTAATAGCTCCCATCAAAGTACCAACAACACTAATAGGTGCTAATGTACCTGCTAATTGTTCATATTTTAATTCTTGGATAAGTTTTGCTGTTTCTTTAGCATTTCTAGATCCTTCAAAAAAAGATAAATACTCTTGATAATCACCTAATTGTGGATCAGCATGAATACTATAATTATCATCATATTTAAATTCACTATTGTTTTCATAAAAAGATGTATACATCTGACCAATCAGATTTTCTTTCATAAAAGCTTTATTAAATAAATAACCTACAGCATCTAAATTCTTAGCAGCTGTTTCAAAAAAATATCTTTGTTCTGGACCAGGTGTTTTAATGTTTTGAGATACTGGATTAAAACTAGTTTGTATAAGTTTTACTGCCATTAATCTAAATAATCTTTGTACATATTTGTATATTCTACATCTATGTACTTATCTAACTCATCTTGAATACTTTTATAATCATATCTACCACCAGTAATAAATTCTACTAATGGTTCTAAAACAACTTCTGTTTCTGGTCTAGTAACTGTAAAAGACTTTACAATAAATTCTTTCATTCCTTGAGGTAATCCTTGAAATGGCTCAAACTTATTAAACAAAGAGTTAGGATCATTTATTAAATTTTGAACTATAGTATTAGTAATTTGTTTTTTACTAATTGGTGTTGCAAATACATCAACTTTTTCTGAATCAAATGCTTCAACAGTAATCTTTTCATTTCCTGTATTGCCTAAAGGTATACTTCTGTAGTTAGAATCCATATTATTAACAAATACTTGATAAATAGGTTGATCTGCTCCTTTAACTGGAACAATACTAAAATCACCATTTGCTAAAGAATCTTTAATATCTTTTAAAGTAGGTTGAACAAACCTATCTTCATCTCTATATAAAAATCCAAAGTTAGTATACATCCAATCATCACCTTCTGCTTGTTGATGTGATTTTAAAATAGCACCTATATCGTAAGCAGTTCTAGTCATCATATCTTCTTCAGAATATCCAGCATTTGCCATTTCAGTTTCATATCCAAACTTCATTAACTCTGGTTGAGCTAATCTATTTCCTAATACACTAATAGAATATCCTTCATCATTAATATTTCTAATAACAGTTTTAAGAATATCTGGAGCTACTTCAGCAAATCTTGCTTTTGCTTCTTCTGGTTTACTATTAAAAAGTTCTATATTCATAAAATTTGGTAATTGATTAATAATAGATTGATTTAAAACATCTCTTACTTCTGGCTTAACTTCAAAAAATGTTCCTGTAAATATTTTGTTAAAATAATTGTTACTTAATGGATTTATTAAATCAAAAGCTCTATTAATAGTTTGCTGACCTTTGATTCCAACCATTTGTAAAAAATTCATATCAGACATTTGTCCACCTTTACCTGTAATAAAACCTTCTTTTAATTGAATAAAAGAACTTAAAGGATTATCAGTAGAAAATTGATAATCTGGGTTTTTCATAATACTATTCCATAATGGCATAAACATACTATTTAAGGCTTCATCATTCATAACAGCATCTACCATTTCAGCAGTAAGTTGTGCGTCTACAGCATCTTGAATTAACTCATCATTTAATATTTCTTCTTGATTAGTTTGAATTGTTGAACTGTTTGAATTAATAACATCTACTCTTTTTAAATAAGCACTATAAAGATTATCTGCTCCTTGTAGATCAATAGCTTGTAATCCACCTTGTTCTTGTACATAAAGAAAAAAACTATTATCTACATCATCCATATTACTTATAGCTAACGGATTTTCATTTGTAATAAATTCCCATGCTTGATACAAACTTGTAACTTTTGAAATATCACCACCTTCTAACTCACCTTTACCAAGCACATTGTAAATACTATTAATTTCTCCTTGTATTTCTGGAGTAACTATTCCTTCATTTCTAATAAGATCATTCATTTGAATAGTAGCTTGTTGTTGATTTGCTGGTTCACTATTAAACTCATTAAACCAATCACCAGTTGTATAAGTTTTTCCTGTTTGATAAACGCTATTTAGATTAAGTTGATTTAACTTATAACTTGTAATGAACTCTTGTAATTCTTCTTTACTTTCAAAAATATCTAAATTCATGTTATGTTTAATATGAGAAAAATAAGTATTAATGTTATTAGGACTAATATTTTCTTTAACATTTAATCCACTAATATAGTCATAAACATCTTTCTTATCTAAAAACGTTTGAATTAAGTTTTCATCATCTTCTAACCCAACAGCTGCTAACTGAGGATATAAACTATTTTGGTCATTCATTTTAAAAAATTCCATAGATAAAGTTGAATTACCATTAATAGCATTTTGTAAATCATTTTTTAATACTATCTGAGCATAAGATTGAACTTGAGTACTTGCATCTATTGCAGCTTGATTAAAACTTTTAATCTGTTTAACATTATCTTCAAATGCTTTTACATTTATATTAATAGTGTCCATATCAAAGTTATTACTTAATCTTTTTTCTTTACCTGATAGATAGTTTTCTTTGAACTCTAATACTTTTGCATCAGCGGCAGCTACTTCATCTAAGTTACTAAAGTCTACACCTTTATACATAGACATAGCTATTCCATACATCCTTGTTGCTTCTAGTTTTATTAAATTACTATCTACTTTATTAGCAATAAATTGATCGTTATATTCTAAAGGATTTAAAGATTGTGCTGCACCAAAATTAATATCACTAATATCTAGTGAAGCATTTTCAAATACTTTTTCTACTTCGTTTCTAAAATCAATAGGTGTTAGTATATCTGGGTTTTCTGTAATCTTATTAACACTATTAAATGTACCATTTACTAATAAATCTAATTCATTATTAATAGCACCACTCACATTATTATACATAATAGCATTAGATCTTTTTCTTAATCCATCTAACGTATCTATACCTTTTAAATCTAAATAGTTTTCAATATACTTTGAGTATCTAGTAGATGAAGAATTTATAAGTTGTTCTTTATAACCAAGTATTTGTTGTTGTGCTGATGCTAAATCAGGCATATCCATACTTTCTTGTTCTATAGATAAATCATTTAAAAACTTTGCAGTCTTTACTTTAAAATCACCTTTCCAAATTTCATCCATAACTGCTGCTTGTTGTTCAGCAATTTTTAAAGCAGTTTGTCCAAATGCTTCTAAACCAGCACCTAATCCAGATGTCTGGCTTTTATTTACTGATATATTACCAGATACTAATGAAGATCTTTTACCTCTATCTAAAGCCATTAATCTTCTCCTGTAGGTGGATTATTATATGCATAAGCAGAATATGCATAACCTCCTAATTGAGCAACTGTACCAAAGGTTAATGATTGTCTTTCTAATTTATTGTTCATTGATGCATAATCTAAATTAGACGAAGCTATTTGTGAGTTTAATCTAATATTACCTATATCCTTTACAGCATCACTTTTAACTTTGTTTTGAATAGCTATAAAAGATCTACTATCATCTAATATTCCTGCTGCACCTGCTACAGTTCTATTATTGCTTAATGTAATATTTTCTTGTTCTGTTCTTAAATTTGATTCTTGTAAAGCTCTTAACTTAGATATTTTTTTTTGTTCATCTATTCTAGTGTTTTGATTTTTTAATCCTTGCATCTGAGCTCTATAGCTCAAAGTTGTGCCTACTGCTGTTATAAATAATGCTGTTTCTACGCCCATCTTAAAATACTACCTCTAATGCTACACCTAATACCTTCAAAGGCAAGGGTGCTGTTTGTGTTATTTTTAATGTAGGCTCTCTATCATAACCTAAAAAGAAAAACTCTTTCTTTCCTGTTACTTTAGCTACTGGAGCTGCTACATCAAAAGCTACATCTCTTATAACTAAACTTTTAGCAGTATTATCTGCTGCTTGTAAAGCTACATTTAAAGAATCTGATAAGTCTATAACTGCTCTTGATATCCTTTTTATTTCACCTGTTAATGGACCAGTAGATACTTCTCTATCAATAGGCATGGTTTCTAAGCTTGGTTCATAGTTAAATCCTACTACTACACCAGCACTATGAGCTACATCAAATGTAATAGTATCACTAGCTGATGTTGTAAATGATCCTAATGAAAATGTACCATCAACAGCATTAACAGTTTCTTGTGTTAAGTGAGCTGGACTGTTATGGACACGACCTGAAGTAATAGTAATTGCAGCGTTATCAGCAGGTGAAGAAGCTAGTGCCTGGTCTAAAACTACAGTATGACCACTAGCTGTAGCTGTAACTGTTTGTATTTCATAACTACCAGTAACTCCAGCTATAGTAATAACATCACCTGTATTAGGTGCAGTTGTATATCCATCTACATTTACAGTTGTACCTGTTTGACTAGCACCATTTATCAAAGGTGTTCCTTGTTGATTAACTGTAGTTGTTGATGAACAATCTAATGTTAAATCATCTTGTTCTGCAAACTTTTCTAATGTGTAGACAGTTCCACCCTCTAGTTGTCTTTTAACAACACAAAATAAATTTTCATTCAAAGCTGTAATACTAGTAAATTCATCACCAGTCTTTGTACTCCATTGTGTCCAACCAGCTATTTTTTCTGCACGTACACTATGAAACAAAGCTAATGTTCCATCATTGTTAGTAAAGAAAGCAAATTGTTCTGGTCTAGTTGTAGTACCAGTTATCATAGCCATATCTACTGGAGCTTTCACTAAATGTGATGCTAAGATAGAAATAGATGTAGATGCATACGCATTTTCTACATCACTAAATAAATATTCACGAACAGCTTTACCATTCTTTTGTGTATACAATGTTGCACCATCAAAAATAATAGGTTTAGCTCGACTACAACCATAAGGTGTTTGTCTAAGAAATGTAATGTTTGCTGGTGTAACAGCAGATGTATCTGTAGATGTAGGAACAAAGTATTCACCACCATCTGTAAGAACTTGTAGATTTCTAGAAGATACTAAATGTCTAATTTCATTTACTCTATCACCAGATACAAACACATTAATAGCTTGATCTGATAATCCACTACCTACATCAAAATTAAAATATCCACCAACTTGTGATCCTATTACAGCAGCAGGAGCATCTCTTACTCCTGCAAAGTATAGTCTATTATCATGAAAAGTAACTGCTTGAGGGAATCCTCTTTCAGGAGATATTAATTGTTCTTCAAAATCTGCATGAGGTCCAGTAGTACCAACATCTTCTAATACAGTAGCAGTTGCTTCTGTAGCATTAGTTCTAGCAGTAATAAAAACTTGTTTACCATTTATCTTTAAATATGTGTTTACATGGTCAGTTGTAAAAAAATCTGCACTTGTTGTTAGTGTTCTACCTGTACCAGTAGCATGAGAAGATAATGTAATTGTTAAATTAGAAGCACCATACTTATAAAAAGGTTGGGTTGTTTTATTTTTACCACCTACTGATACACTACTATCTTCTTCAAACTCATATGCTGATACAGTAAATGTAGAAGCACTTGTTCTTTTTATTTCTCTAATAGGATTATTTCTATGTGTTAAAAATACCGTATCTGCAAATTGTGCAAAATTTATTTCAAATAACTGAGCTGTAGTCCAATTACAATTACTAGTAATATTTGTTTGTATAGCTGCACCATCAGATCCATAAACATCTAATCTATTGTTAGACAAAACAAATACTGCTAGTTCATCATTAGAAAAAATAAATGGAATAACTCTAGATTCTCCTGGCAACGTAGCTTTAAACGTAGTTCCAGGTCTACGCATAATCCCACCTTCATCTAGTAAATACCAATTACGTAATGTTTTAGCTCCACTAAAATAAGCATTAGCATCTGTTCTTGTAACTAGTAATGGGTTAAGTTCTCCACTTGCAAAGTTAGTGTAAACTGTTCTTAGGGTATTAGCCATTAGTACCCCCTAGTGGTTAATCTGTTTGTTATAAATCTCTTTGTACTTAGCTTTTTATTTGTAATCTCTTGGCTATCAATATTTTTAGCAATAAGTGTTTGTCTTTCTGCCTCATCACTAAACTGTTTTATCATAGCTGCATCTCTAGCTACAGATCCAGCAAACCTAGAAGCTAATTTTAATTGTAATGCATCTTTAAAATATGCAGGAAACTCTGATTCATCTTGTCTAAAAATATAATCAGCTATCAATGCAGATTGTGAATCATATCCATCTACAAATATCTTATCGCCATAACGTGCATACTCAATAGGTAGGTCAGCTACAGTAATAGTATTTAGTTGTAATAAATCTGGGGAAGTAGGTAGTTGATATGCATAATCATATCTACCTGTAGGTGCAGCAGTTAATAAAGATAGTTGTTGTTGTTCTGTTGCAAATCTCCATCTGTGTCTACATAACATAGACTGTGTAATATTCTCATAAAGATTAGAAGCTACTAATGCTTCTGTTGAACCATCATCAAAAGAAGATATAGGTTGAGCACCAATCATGGTTAATGCTCTTGCACAAATGTCTACTTTAGTATCTGCCATATTTATAGGGGGGAATAAATCCCCCCAATATCATTATGATAATAATGCAGTTGTTACTGTAGAGGATGTTGCAGCTGATACAATTAAAATATCTACTACACCATTTGATCCACCACTGTTTACAATGATTACATCACCAGCGTTCAGGTCACCTGTCGCTGCTAAAAAGTAATCTGCATCATCAATAGTTCCTATAGCATCTCCGTCAGAGTAGTACCATAAGGAATTGCTATCTCCCATTTGAGAGATCTTCTTAATTGGATTTGAAGTTGCGTATGCCATTATTTACTCCTACTCTGCACACTTCTGTATTCTTACACCATCACCATCAATTAGGACCGCTCCCATTGACATATATGAAGTTGTAAGGTGTGCTACTTTCTCAGGAATATAGTTTAGTTCAGTTCTTACGTCTGAACCTACACCTAAACCTAGAGATGATTTATGGAAAGCCATAGTGTGTCTATCTGTTGAACCAGATGTTGGAAGACCACTAAAGCCACACCACATGAAAGACAACCATCTTTTAGCTGTCATTCCACCTTTGTATGGTAGATCTGCTTCACCGATATATTCAGCTCTTGAGAACTGATCTATATCTAAAAGGTCTGACCACTGTTTTGGACCGACTACCCAATATCTTCCTCCATCATCTGGAACATCATTGTTTCCAAAGATTTCAAAAACGTTTTGAGCTTTGTCTAAGTTCATACCAGTAGTAGAACCAGCAGAGTTATTTGCTAGTGCTGTTGCACCTGCATCAAAAGTATCAGTGATGATTTCATCAGTCTTACGACCTAGAGCGTATGCAGCGTTTTGTGCTACAATGTTTCTCTCATCAATGTTTACTTTTAGTTCGTCTAGTTTGTCTACGTAATCAGCAGCATAAAAGTCTGATAGTGTTGCAGTTACATTTGAGTGAACAGAGTTCATAGCGACAACCTCAGCGTGTCTTGCTTTAGTTGAAGCAGAACCTTTCGCTACTTTTTGGAACTGAACAGTATTACCTTTCACACCATTGACATTACGTACCATAGGCTTCAATTTTGAACCCATGCGTTGATAAGCCATGTGAACTTCAGCTTCAAACTGTTTCACAAATGCTTGATCTATCGTTGCTGTCATTGTGTTTTCCTTTTCATTTATTGTTTATTTCCAAGTTGTCGTCATAAACCTTTACTAAGTTATCCATTACTGGGCAAAGTCCAGTTTAAATCGGCTTGTTGATTCAGATATATTATATTTTCGTCATCTTTACAAGACAAGATGCAGGAAAAACATTGACATCAGCGTATGTGTATGATCCATCGCTTTCTCTAATATAACTTGCAAATGTCTTGATATACTTCTTATTCTTTGAATAAATGTATGCTTCTGTAGTAATAATAGCTGGAGATAGATGTTCCATATCTTTATCAGACATCCATGTACTATCTCCAGTAGGATCTTCCCATATAAGTACGTATTTCTTATATGGAAACTTCTTAGCCATATTTCTTTTGATATAGATCTGTTACTTTTCTAATATATGATGGATCTTTTTCACCATCTTTCCAATACCTAGGATCTCTCATCATAGACTGTAAATCACCTTCATCTAGTTCTACATCTACAACAGTATTGTTATTTGGTAATGGTTTGTTTCTTGACAAACCCATTATTTCTTCTAGAGCTTTAACGCCTTCAGCAGTACTAGCCATATTGGCAATAGCATTATAGGCATCAGTAGATAAATACTTTTTGCTCCAAAGATCAGCAGCTTCAATGCGTTCTTTGGCATTATCTCCAAGTTTACCCATTTCTTCTTGAAGATTCGGCAAACCTGCAATCTCATTATTAACAAAAGCCGCCACTCCCTGGTCGAATACTTCTTGTGATAATCCATTATTTCTACAAATTTCTGACCAAGATTTAACAAGTTCTTGTTCTGGATCAACTGTAACTTCAACATCTTGTGGTATTTCTGGTAGCTTTACTTCATATGATTCAGGAACGCTAGACTTTCTTTCTGCTTCCATATCTTCACGTAATTGTTTCGTAAGATCTTCAGTTCGCATACCAAACTTTTGTTCCAATGCTTTGTATGATGCACCCAGTTCTTCAACTTTAATTTCATTTCTATCACTATCCCAAAATTTTTCTGGAATATACTCAGGTATCTGAACTTCACTAGTGTTTTCTTGAGATACCTCTTGTGTTGTTTCTTGTGTTTCTTGTACTTGTTCTTCTGACATTAGACCTCCTTATCAGATTCAATTCTTTTCTTGATAATGAAATATAAATATCTCATACCTTCAAGATGTCGTAAATGTTCATCACTGATATCTTTACCTGCAACTGCATCTACTGTAATGGATCTTAAATAATCCAAAACCTTTTCTCCTACAACTGTACTAAATACAGATGCCATTTCTGAATTAATTTCACGTTCTTGTGCTTCTGTTCTATAAAATCCATCAATAGATAGATGGCTTCCTTTAGGCTTGTTCTGGAGCTGCTCCCAACTCATTCATTCCTCCTTGTTGTTGTTGCATTACCTGTTGCATTTGTTGTACAACTTGTTGTTGTTCAGCTGCATCTCTAATAATTTTTTCAGGTAAATTCATTTTTTCTGCTAAATATCTAGCCACTTCTTCTTGTTTTACAATAAGATTTAATACTTGTGGTCCAAATGTTTGACCTAATGTTGCATTAAATCTATTTACATCTGCAATATCTTGTTCATTTTGAGCTCTTGATAGT